TTTACAATGCGGATGGCGCAGCACAGGACATGTCGGACACTATGCTGGATAACCTAGAGGGTTCTATGACCCTTATGCAGAGCGCCGTGGAGGGCGTACAGAACAGTTTCGGGCAGAGACTGGCACCGTATGTCCGCTGCGTGGTTGATGCGATTACAGACGCAACACCAGCAGCAACAGCAGCGCTTACAAACTTGATGGACTTTGTTGACGGCAAGGCCGAGGGAATCAAGAGAACCGTGAGCAGTATGACCAATTCCGAGGAGTGGCAGAACGCTGACCTTTTCGGAAAGGTTGATATTGCATGGGACACCCTGATCGCAGAACCGTTTACAAAATGGGCCGGAAGTAAGGGCAAACACCTGTTATCCAAAGGCCTGAGCAACCTGTTTGGAGAAGCTGCAAAGATTATGCCAGGCGGAGAAAAAGCCGGCCTGACTTCCTGGCTGAGTGCCGGAGTAATTGCAAAGGGCGCAACTTCCCTGATCAGCAACGCCGGTAATGTTGTAAAAGCCCTGTCCCCTATTGGCGGAGCTATTAAAAACATAGGCCTGGCAGCGCAGACAGCCCCGTCCGTTGGTGCTTTTGTGAGTGACCTGGGGGCAATGATTCCGACAGCCGGAAAAATCGGTCTTGCAGCAGCGGCAATTACAGCGGCCGTGGTTGCTATCGGTGTGGCTATAGATAACTACAACGAGAAACAGATCAGTAACAGCCTGGCGGACCATTTTGG